TGTTGACCAAAAGCTACAAGAATATTAGTTCCAGACTGCACTTGGACCAAGAGGTCGCCAACCTGATAACCAACTTGCTGTGTGGCCATGCCCATCTGACCCATACCACGACGAGTATTAGCTAAGGCAGATTCAAAACCTTGCATACGTTGAGAGGCTTGTTGCAACTCTTTTGCAGAAAATCTTTGGAAAGACGCAGAAGCGGCATCAGTGTCTTTCTTAAGCATAGCAGTAATCTGTTGCATACGCTTAAAGTCTGCCATCACCCTCTGAGTAGCAGCAGAAACCTTAACTTCTTCCTTGGCAACATTGCTGAGGTCAGTTGCAAGTTCCTTAACAATGGGTTGACCCCTAACATCAACTAGGATACTAATAGTTCCAAGGTCAGCCATTCTCTTCACCCATCGCTCTAATATAAATATTATCTAGGTCTTTGATAACACCTATCTCCCAAGGCGTTAGTTCAATACCCATCATATGACACCAAAAGTAGATTGTGTCATAGGAAATTGGATTTGGGCCACTCATGTTGTAGGTTCTACCATTGTGTAGTTCCAAGAAAGCGGCCCAAATATGCAAAGCTAAATCAGGGAAGGTGGGAGGTTCCTCAAGGTTGTCCTCACGGTCCTCAAGTTCCTCCACACTCTTCCCTAACTGTTTAGCCACTTGCTCTAGGTGATCCCTTTCTGTTGCTTTAGAACCTTTGACTTTACGATCCAGTCTAAAGGTTTTCTGAGCATAGTCCAGAAGGGCTAATCTTACTTCTCCAAAAAAGCCTGAGCGTCTCCAAGCGCAGCGTCAACTTGGTCCTTGACCCAAGGCAACTGAGTGAAGACTTCTCGCACTTTGGCTTCCGTGCATTTAGGCTTAGTACCACCAAGAGTGATGGCCCAGTCTTCAACACATTGCACCAGAAGTTCCATAGCCGAGTTTTCAATCTCCTCAGCAGAAAGCGTCATCTTACCACCACGTTGGGCTTTGGCAAGGCGACGGTTCTGTTGTGCATGAGCAATAGCTTTGTACTTCTTGCTATAGGGGCCATGCACAGTAATAGTCATGTTAGACCCGTCTTCATTTGTCAACACTTCCGAGGTAACGGGGTGGTACAGAATGACTTCGGTAGTCTCTTTCGGTTTACCAATTTTCAGCAAATCCATGTCGGGTATCCTTTGTGGTTGTCGGGTGTTGTGTCGGGTTTTATTAAAGACGGGGCGAGATTTCCGCCCGACACAGATTTTCTCGCCCCTACCCCTTACGGGGATTTCTATTAGGCCGAGCGGGTCAGCTTGATGTTGGTGCCTTCGGTCGAGTCATATAGAGCCACGAAGGGCAGAGTAATCAGACGCGACTGGGGGTTAGCCAGAGGGACAGAAGCACCATTGTACTTGACACGCGGGAACAGGAAGGTGTAGTCCGAGGAACCCGTAGGATCGTCCACAGTAACTTCGATGGTCGATTCGGTTTCATTCAGGAACTTGTTGATGAGCGTAGCGTCTTCGTAGTAGACAGTCATCGTACCTTCAACAACAGCGCGACCATATTCCAACTGCGGGGTGGTCGAAGCGCCAACAACAAACGTCGGAGCCAGCGAGTTGGACAGCGAGAATTCAAGCGAAGTCACGATAGCAATGCCCGAACCACCGTCCGAGATAACACCGCTGTAGCTGTCGAAGGGAGCATTAGCAGAAGCAGCCGTGATGGGCGAGGCAGTAGCCGACGAAGACGATTGGGTCATGTCCTTACCAACCATATCGAAGGTGCCAGTGACCATCTGGTTCGGAGCAATCGAAACACCAAATGTCGAAACAGCCATACCCTTGAAGAGACGATACTGACCAATATCAGCAGCACGATCTTCCATAGAGAAGTATTTCGGGGTGGTGCCAACTTTCAGGACGTTGGTCGAGAAGGTGCTAAAGAAGGCCGATTCCATCAGAGAATCAAAGTCGCCCTTGCGAAGATCAACTTCAATCGAACCACCAGCCTGACGGTTGCCATGACGGTCAACACGAGGCATACGGTCAGCTTGGATTTCGTTGCCTTCCACACGATCCTTGGTCAGATCAAGCGAGTGGCTGTTGATTGGAAGGTTAGCAAGGGTGGGGGTAGAGGGGGTAGTGCCGAAAGTGCTTTCAGCAATATAAGCGAGGCTAGAGCGCGAACCCTGTGCAAAGGCCATGATTTATTCTCCTTCAAGGATATTGGATTTTTGAGGTTTGGTGGTAGTAGCGGCCTTGACGGTCTCGAACAAATCTTCCCGATCAGCCAAGAGGGAGGCCACACTCTCTGGAACCTCATCCCCAATGAAGTAGGTATTACCTACAAACGCGAAATTAGAAATAGCTTTATACATTTAACTCAGGCTCCATAGATGTACCATGCGATTGCGACAGGGGTGCAATAGAAAGGTGAGTCTAGATAACTCGTACCAACCTCTGCATATTCAATGGAGACTGTGTAACCATTGTAGGTAATGTCCGTCCCTGCATCAAATCGGGACAACAAAGTATCAGCAATATCATAACCAGCACCAGTTCCCAAACCTTCGGGGGTGCAGATTAGGATGTTGTAGAACCCATCATATCTCTTTTGTGGGTTCAAACCACGAACAGCAGGACGACGAAGTGTCGGAACAAGGGTTGCTTTAACGAAAGCAGTACCCGTTGTAGGTTCAAAAGGGACGTTCTGCCTTGCAATAGTCGGGATACCTGCAGTGCCAGTCAAATGAGTGTCGAGACAAGCACGAATATCATTGATAATGCTCATTACTCTCTACTCCTCACTTTGGCGATAGCACTGGCAAGGTGTTCCCCAGCCCTTCCTTGGACAGTCTGATAAACGTAGTGGCCATCCCTTGTCCAATTAGCACCAAATTCAACAGCCTTGTTGTGTGGCGATCTGTTATTGATGTAAACCTTGGTAGCACCATCTGGGATTGCAGCAATATCCGAGTAGAGTTGCTCAAGGGCTTCTCCTTGTTTTGCCCCAGTATTTTGACCACGAGGCTTATTCTCAGAGGTTCTAGATCGTCCAGCACCAGAAGTTGTGGTAATGCTGTGGGAAGTCACATAGGCCCCAGTATCAACAGGTGATCTAGAAACAAGGTCACGGGCCATATTGCCCAGAAACTCGTCCCGAACTTCATCAAGTTTCTCTTCTACGGACCTGAGAATTTGAGTAACGCTTCTTTGTATGTTTTGAGCCATGTCACTCCCTCACTTGTAGCAAGTAGCACATGGTTCCACTACCAGACTTAATCTCCATAACCTTGACAATGTTTACGGTATCACCAAGGCCAATGATCTGGTCTGTGGCATCAGGTTCAGGAGTGGCAGACCCGTTGGTGAGTTTGTTGTCGAGAACTACCCGACGATCACCACGAAGGATCGACTGTCCATCAATCATGTCTGGCGTATAGTCGTAGAAATAGCCCCGTAGAGCGTAGTCTGTGTTTGTGGTAGTCACAGTACCCGTGGCATCACTATACGCACTGGCGGCTCTCTTACGAAGCGTGAGGGCTATGCCATGCTCTTTAATCATCTGTCGCAGAGTGTAGGGGTCAAACGCCATTGGGTTCATCGGGGATATAACCTTCACCCGCCTCTACGTTATCGAACTGGTCAATCCCAAATGCAGGCTTAACACGATCCGGGTCTTCATTAGCAACTTGCATCGCAGACGATGAATAACCACCACCAAAGACGCCAAGGGCTTTACCAGAAGTCTTCTTGCCCTGTGCTTCAACCTGTGCAGCCAGTTGCTGATATTGTTGAGCGCGAGTAGAGTACTTGGCACTCAAAGCCCCATCAAGGGTTGTGTCAACCATCCGGCTGAACTTAGCAGCAATGGTACGACAAACCCAAGCAGCAGCATAGTAGATGTTGTCGTTAGCTTGAGCCAAGCCAAATGTAATTTCTTCGTTCTGAACCAATTGGTCACTCGTATCCGTGTCACCCACAAGCAGACGAACAGAGTTGCGGCGACCAGAGGCAGTCGTAGTATTCAAATCAGTAGGATCATATGACCAAGCCATCTAGTCGCCCTCTTGTTATGCAAATCTTTGCCCATAAGTATCGCGCCAGAGTCTAATCCGTCGTACTTGCGTCTCAACATCCTTTGGGACTTTAGGACATTTCTTTTCTCGAAATTCTTTTGCAGTCTTAGCCACTTCTTTGAACTTGTCATTAAGTTTGTCAATGTAAGCGTGAAGTTCTGCAAGGGTCATGCCATCAAGGTTCTTGTTGAGAACCTCGGCAAAGACTTCCCTATCCTCTTCTTCATCTTTTTGATGATAAAAGAAGTCTTGATTAAACAGGCTGAAAATCCTCTCATAAGATTCGCCATGCCCGCGCCAATCGTAGTATTCTCCCCTCTCACGCCACCTATTACCGAGATGAACTTTTTGTTTTACATAAAGTTTTCTAGTGGGGTCGAAAGAGTGGGAGAGAAAATAAGTCGGGTTCATTCTCTCTCCCTTTCTTAATTAGGCGATAACGCTGTCGATAACTGCGCCCAGATCAGCCGAAACAACCTTGTGGTCGTAGGCCAAGTTGGCTTCCAGCACTTCGGCAACACCGTCGATAGCCAGATAGTCGCCACGATACGACTTGATCGTGATGCCGTGGCCCGAAGCATTTTCCAGATCGTCCCAAGTGAAGGTGTAACCAGCCGAGGGGATCATCAGGCCCGAAGAACGCGGACGATAGTAGAAGCCAGCCAGCTTACCACCAATGAACGAGTTCGATTCGGTCAGACCTTCAGCAGCGGTGTTCTTCACAGTTTCCATGACCATGAACTCTTCCACACCGAAGATTTCAGCCAGTTTGGCATCCGTCACCAGAGCGGTGTTCGTCACGGTAGCACCACCATTCAGGCGGGCAAGGATCGTGGGGTGGTTGACGAGAATGTCACGAACTTCTTTACCCACAACCATGACGTTGGGCTTGAAGCCGCCCGACTTGAGTTGCACGGTACGCATGATGTTGGTAACGTCTTGGATCGGGGTCGAGGTCGAGTAGTTCGACCACTGGATGACCTGCGAGGCCGAAGGCGACGAGGCAACACCATCCCAGTCCGTCCCCCAGACACCGCCCTTGAAGTAGGTATCAGCCCACTTGATTTCACGGTCAATCAGGAGTTGGTGGGTCAGCATCTGAGCGCCAGCAGCGCGGATGTCCAGTGCTGCATCTTCGTTAGCCAGCGTTTCGAAGTCGAAGTCGGTAGCCAGCGAGAACACATCAGCCGAGTAGGTGTCGGTCGAGAGGGTCATGCCCACACGAGGAGCCTGAGTGCGCGGAGCGCGGGCTTGCACCTGACCAGTACGGTTGAAGTCTGCACGGTTGTAGATGTAATACTTGTCGGTCTTCTTCGACACGCCAACTTTCGGGAACACACGGTCAGCAATAAAGCCGTTAGCGTCTTGCAGGAAGGCAATCGTCAGGTTGGTAAGCGGGGCGTCAATATGAACGCTGCTAGGGGTCAACATAGCCATTTTTGGTAATCCTTTATTTTAACTAGAAATTAGGCAGCAGCGGTTTCAGCGCGGGACAGTTCAACCGTGATGATCTGGTTGTCAACGCCAGCTTCCAGAGCGTAGCCGAGGATGATGTCCGTCGAAGCGGCAGCAACAGCTTCACCATTAGCGTCCGAAGCGACAGCAGCG